TCGCTTACCTCCAAAAGTTCTTTGTTTTCGTATATATTACCGATTACTTCTTGTTTTTTACCCATCACATATTCAACTGTGTAAGTTATTTTTGTTTTAATATCACAAAAACCATAACTGCCTTTTTCCCAAGTAACACAATATATAGTTTTATTTTGTTTTACCACATCCCCCTCATAAATCAGCTTGCCGTTCTTGTCTTTTAAGCCTGTGCACTGTTGAGGTTCGCCATTATAACCACATAAAGTACATTCTTCTTGCTCACCTAATTCAAGATGTTGAAATTCTGTAAATGTATCTTTATCTGTAAACATTGGTATTCTAAAGTTAAATCTATCGTTCACTCGCTTACCTCCTTCCTTCCTTCTTTATCCTTATTATCTTTTTTATAGTTTCTTTTGTCTTATCTGATAAATTCGGCGATAAATCTAATATTTGCTTTAATTGAATAATTTCTAAGCTGTATAATTCTTGTTCTTCGGTCATTTCTTACTCCTTAATCTCATTTTCTTCATTAAACAATGTAGAATGTTGTTCCAATATCTCTATTAAATTTTTAGCAATATCTTCTGGTGGTCTATCTTGATACACTTGCCCAAAGTGTGCTGCTGTTATAAGAAAACTTTTGAGAAATTTCTTCGTTATCTTGTACTTTTTCATTAAAATAACCTCCTTTGCCTTATATCATCTTTTGCTCTTGTTCAAGTGTTTTTTCATTCAATCTTATCCTCAATAACTTTAATTACTTCATTCATATCTTTATTTAATTTGTCTACTCTTTGCTTAATTGCATAAATATCTTCTTGTATGCACTCAATAATTTCTTTTTTTGCTTGTAATTGTTTATAAGGGCAACCATCCCAATCTGCGCAAAAAAACATATTACCTTTTGCTTTACAAAAATGCATTCCTGAAAACATTTCGTCTAAATACTCACAATTAGCAACATTGACACTGTCAATATAAATCTTATCTTTGCTCATTTTTTGGTTCTCCATACAGTCTTACAAACTCTAATACTTTTTTCTTCATCGGGTAGCCTTCTTGTGAGCAGTACTGCTTTAAATCACAGCCTTTACACACCATACCCCGTTCATAACAATCTATTGCGGTGCTAGTCCAGTGAGCATTTAATTTTTTATACTCTTTCCGCTCGTTCATAGCTTCTAAAATACGGGTAATATTGCCCTCATCGCACATCCATAATTGCCTTTTATAATATCCTTTTTTAGTTTTAACAATTACTTCTTCTTTAATCCAAAACATCTCTCTAAACTGTTTATCATTTTTGATATGATAGGCAATAGTATTAACCGGCTTGTTACTAAGTTGTGAAAGCTCTTTAATGGTAAGCATTACTCTCTCTCCATAGCCATTTCTAAAAAAGCTTTACCTACTTTTTTAAAAATAAGTTCTTTCATGTCATCTATAACTTCTTTTTTTGCTTCTTCGCTAAAATCATTGTCATAATTTGTAGTTTCAACACTAGCTAAAATAAATCTATCGTTAGGCTGTCTTACTTCAAGTTTCATTCTTATTTCTTTTCTTCCTTTGTCATCAAGATAAGAAAGAGTAACTTTAGGAAATTGATATTGTTTATCTTCTAATATATCCATTAAATCTTTACCAATATCACCTTCTGTTGTTATTTCATCAGAAAACATTAAACCTTTAGCAAATTTTCTTATTTTCTCTAATTTTTCTTCCATAATTAAACTCCTATAAAGCCTTCATTATCTTAAAATCAAATCTTTCAGACGTTTTTTCAACCTTGTATTTTTCAAAAATATCAGGTTGTTCGCTCCGCAACAAAGCTTGGTCTAAAGCCTTACGAGTAACGGTTTTTAACCCAAACTTATAACCGTTAAACTCCATTTCCTCTACATCTGCCTGATTAAGCACCGCCATCATCATTAACTGCAAGCGTTCTTGTCTTTTTTTATATTGATTAATCTCAAACTCTTTTTGCTTAATTTCTTGATTAAGCGCATCGTATTCATCCGTTATTGCTGTTAAATCTACATCAACCATTTATTTTCTCCTTTACAAATTTTATTGCTTCATCAGCACCGTAACTTATTAAAGCTATGTATCCGTTGTTATTAAGCCAATCAATCCATTCTTTTTGTTTTTCAGATACAACACTTCCTTTTTTTCTTTTCATTTCAACAAAAATAGTTTGTCCTTGTCCTATAAAAACTTGGACATCTGGAAAACCAACAGATAACCCAGTTGCCTTTAATTTAGCCATATAATTGACATTGTTCTTTGTATCTAAAGCATAACCGTTACCACTAGAAGCACATTTGATTTTATTATCTCTTAAATATTTTATGAAAGCTTTTTGTTCTTCGTATTCGGTTAAAACTGTGTTATCGTTCTTATCCTTAGCCTTTAATATACTTGCAGGAGTTATTGTTTTGGGTAAGTCATAAAATTCTCGTAACTTACTTTCAAATTCTTCTTTTGTAAACTGTGCTAAATACTTATTAACAGTATCAGAGCAAATCTCTTGTCCTGTTTTTTTGCAATAAGCATTAATCAGCTTGACATAACTCTGTGTATGCCCTTCAATACAACCCTTCTCATACATAACCATACTCCAACCTCTCTCAAAAAGAGAGCCGGGCATTAAGTCCGGCTCATTGACAATATTTTGGTTATTATGATTAAAATGGAATGCTTTGCGTTCCAACAACCGTATCTCCCTTTTCTGACATCCACCAATTAACATCGTTAGTTTGTTTTGCAGTACCGTCTTTGCCGGTGTAATCTCTTATTTCAAGATAACCGTTACAAGACTTACCGATAAATTGTTCAGGTGTTAAATCAACCTCACCATCACAAGCCACACCTAAGCAACTGCAAGCCTTTTTAACTCTGTTAAGTGCCTTTTCTGTAAAGTACAAAGTATCAAATACTTTTCTTTTTGTATCACCTACGGTAAATACAAGATTAAAGCACTCATTACCATTTTTGGTAGTATCTGCTTCACATTTTTCAACAGTTAAGGTATACTTACCTTCTGCTAGTGGTGTAAAATCACTACTTTTTTCATCTACAACTTTACTAAAATCAATTTTCGGCATCTTTACTCTCCTTTCGCCTTTTCTAATACTTCTTTTCTGTTAGTAAACAGCACTTTATATTCTTCTGCTTCCTTCGGATTGCTATTGTATAAAGCAACAAGCTCATCCAAAGTGTTACATTCTGCTATTTTTTTGCCAAAGTGGTTATGGATGTCAGGCTTTTTAGGTGTTTCACCGTCATTTAGCCACTTAATAAATTTTTTGCCTGTTTCTTCTGTTATCATTTCTTGCATATCTTCAAACAAGCTAGTTCTATCTTTTGATACGGTTGCTATGTGGTTTTGGTTTAATCTAAAAACAGTTGTAAAGGTGTAATCTGTGCCATCTCTTGCTTCTGTTTTTAAACCTAACTTTTGTACAACCGTTTTACCCTTTTCATCTTTATCCATACTCCAATCGGATTTAGTTCTTGCTGTACAAATAATATGCATAGGTGATTGCAATATTCTTTGCATAAACTTTTCATATAGCGGTGTAACTTTACTCCAATCTTGGAACCGTCCACCTAATGCAGTTTGCATATCCAAACAACCACCTTGTCCACTCCATATCATTGACATACTGTCTATGATACAAACATCAGCACCAAACTGCTCAATCTCATCTATCTTTAACAGATAGTTTTGAGGCGAAAATGGGGGTTTTAATTCTACTGTATAAAAATCAAACCTATCAGCATAAAGGCTTGCACTTCCATTTTCCGTATCAAGCACAACCACCTTGCCACTTTCACCGACTAAACCTTTTGCTAATCTAAGTGCTGAAAAGGTTTTACCAAAACCCGAAGCACTTTCGATTAATAGTTTAAGTTTCTGTTTTTGTTTAACGGCTTTCGTTATAGCCATAAATACCTCCTTGTTCATTTAAGAACTTTTCTTTTGCTTCTATTACTGCTTTTAAATCTTTATTTCTAAATCTAAAAATAACTTTTTTATTTTTCTTAATTTCACAACTCCATACTTTTAACCTATTCAACCAACAGATGTGTTTTATTCCGCTTTTATTATTTTTATAAAAGCCTTTGTTCTGTAAATTTTCTAATTGAGTAACATTCCTTAAATTGTTTTTTCTGTTATCTAAAGGGTTTCTATTGATATGGTCGCATTCCATATTTTTAGGGGTATTCATTAAAAATCTATGAAGTGATATTTTTTTCCTGTTTTTAAAATTATTTCGTTCCCAAGCATAAATATAATAAGTTTTAACAGTTTCATCATATTTTAATGACCATTTTAAAGTTTGAACTCTATAAATATCTTCCTTATCTATAAGAACTTTAATAATTTCATCATCTTTATTTTTAATATGAATTTCTGCCCAATTATCTTTTAAAATAATAATATTATCTTTATGCCTATGCTTTAAAGCTCCGCAAGTTTTTGTAGTTCCTTTTTTTAATCCTCGTTTTTCAACTACTTTAAAATTTCCACAATCACACTTGCAAAGATAAAATTCAATATTCCTTACTTTTTTATCAGTAGGATTTATTTCATGTTTAATATGGTCTAATTTAACAACAGTAAGTTGGTTAAATCTCTGACCTTCCTCTAAATGGATTGATTTAGCCATTTGTACTCCTTTATATATTCCTTATGCCTAACTCTTGTCTACGGGCTTGCTAGTACCCTCAAAATTAATGTTTTTACCGTCAAAAAATACCCTTAACATATAACCGTCATCAATTTGCCAATTGTTTTTTTTAAACTCTAATAAATCCTCTTTTGTGAAACAAAAAATGTCTTTATCAAAAAACTGCTCTCTTAACTTACCGTCATTTGTTATATATACCTCTTTGCCAAATTGCAGCTGCCATTCTTGCTTTGGTTTAAAACGTTTGAGTTTGATGTTGTCAATATGTTCAAGGATGTGTTCATCAAATATGGGTAAATCATCAAGCACAATTTCATAATCTTTGTACTTGTCATCAAACTTTAATTGACAATATAAAGGCATATCATCAACTATTATTTTTGTTGGTTCTTTTACTTTTATTTTGCTCAATAGCTCATCAATATTGGTTATATCATCAAACTTTTTGATGTAATCACCTTTTTGTAAGGTTTTGTGAGGTAGGTTGGCTATAATCATATTAAACCCTCCTCTAAATACCATTTTTTTATTTTTTTATTTACAACAATACAATCTTTGTCAAATTTTTTATTTCCTTGATGTAAGTACACCATTTCGTATTTTTTTGTTCTACTAATAGCTGTATAAAATTGTCCTGCTGCTGTCATTTGGCTTGGATTATTTAAAAGGATGTTATCTAATGTTTGTCCTTGTGATTTATGAATTGTTAAACCATAAGCTAATCTTAATGGGTATTGATAACAAGCTGCTTTTTCTTCCCTCCCTCCATCAGTTATTGTAAATTTTTCTTTTTTTATAGGAATTTCAACACCATTAAAATTACAAATAATACAATCGTTTTCAAAATCTATGCAATAACCAATAGCACCGTTTACTAATCCTTTAGATACATCAAGGTTTCTTAATAACATTATTTTTGCATTTCTTTTTAATTTTAAAACCAGTTCAACTTGAAATTCAGGAATAAACCCTTTTTCTTTTTTATAAATTTCAATATCTGCAATAAATTCAAATTCTTCATCATCTAAATCTGAAAGTAAAGCTGCATTACACTTATTTACTGAATTATTGTTTGTAGCCAACAAAACACTATTTTTTAAAAATTTGTGGTGTTGTTCTATATTGTCAAAAATAATTGTTCTGTCGTTAATATATTTAATATCATCATCTGTTTGGTTACCTATTCTGATACGGTTTAAAACATCAGTAAATTTAGCATCATCCTTTTGCCTATAACAAGTTGTAAGATTTATTGTTTGGTGTTCTGTATTCTTCCATACATTACTATCAAAAAATAAATTGCCTTCTACCGGTGGTAATTGAAACATATCACCTACTATTATTATCTTTTTACCACCAAAAGGTGGTGCACAATAAGCATCTTTGCCATATTTGTTTTTGATATTTGAAACACTACGCAATAAATAATCAATATAATCAAATATTTCAGCATTTATCATACTAATTTCATCAATAATAATAGTATCAGCATTAAGAATGTGTCTATAAGCATCTTGTATTGTACCTAAATGATATTTTTTCTGTTTATTGCATGCTTGACCGTAAAAACTGCCTATTATATTTTTGAATTTAGCTGTATTTGATGAAAAATCTTCTTTTGTTTTAAAACTATCAGGCACAAGCCATAAAAAACTATGAATAGTTTGTCCGCCAATATTAAAAGCGGCTATGCCTGTTGAAGCAGTAACCGCTATATTTTTATTTTTGCTATTTTGTTTTATATATTGATTTATTGTATAACTTTTACCTGTTCCTGCACCTCCTGTTATAAAGGTTATTGGCACATCATCCTTGATATATTCCATCTCTGACAATTTGTATCATCCTTTCTTGTTCGTATAAAGAAAAATCAGTTTTATCAATTCTTGATAAAATATCTTTCATTTTTTCTTCTGCTACCCTTTTTGTTATTTGGTTATCGGCAACTAAATGACATAAAAATACCGCTATTCTAAATAATTCAGGGTTTCTTTGCCCTTTTTGAACATTGTAAACTTGCAATATCCTATCACCGGTTTCAGTCATTATTGCTTCGTTTAAATCACTATTGTAATTGCCTTTTTTTATTGGTTTTAAAATATAAGTTTTTTGTTCTTCGTATTGTTCAGAATAATCAACATTTAATGACCTCCAATCGAACAAATTACCTTTATTTGTTTTGATTATTGCCTGCGGATTGCTCCACAAAAACCTTGCTAAATCACTACAATTTTTATCAGCACCATAGTAATTTATTAGGTTTTTCATTACATTTTTGAATGATTTTGTATCAGTAGGCATCAAAGTTTTAGTAAATAAAATTAGCCTAAATCTATCACTTGGTGGGTTCCCATTCTTTTCTTTTTGATGGTTTTTGCTCGTATAAGCAATATATGAGTATTGCTCAAAACTTGATAATACTCCTTCCATTGACTTAACATCATCAAAATCAAGCCATATTGTGTTTTGATTACCTATATTATTGGCACTTTCTCTTTTACCATCTTTTAATTCGCAAGCAACAAAAGCATTTGGTGTTTTGATTAGTTTTATAAATTCATCCACCTGCAACTCTTGATACTCAAATTTAGTAGGTGTTTCATTCATACTCTTTAACTTGGCTACTGATACATTAATTAAATGCGGTATTATGCTTGTTATTTTTTCACACCTATGTATCAAGGTGTTTGCTCTGCCTTTGTATATTGAGAGTTGATAACCTTTGTCAGCTAAATCTGCTATTACATCATTGATATTATCTTCATATAATTTTTTAAAATCATTTGGACTAATATCACAAGATTTGCAAATTTCACCTTTTTTTAGGTCTTTACCTATGTTATCAATAAAACAATTTACAAAATTATCTAAAACATTTAAGTTTTTGGCGGTTAAAATGTTTTCTAAAGCAATAAAAGATTTCTTCCAAAAGTCTTTTACTTCCTCTAAATAAGTATTTGTAATAATTAAATTTTGAGGTTCATTTAATAAATGATAAGCTGATAAAAGTTTTGTTATTGTCCATCTGCAATTAAAAATATATACTTTTAAAATCTCATTATTAATACTACTGCTTTTTTTAGCTAATTCTTTTAACTTTAGCATACATTCTGTTTTATACCATGCATCTATTGCATCAATAGTATTTGTTTCAATTATATAAGTGCTGTTCGGTTCAATTTCTATATAGCTACTTTGCAAATATTTTTTATAATCATCAATTATTTTGTTCGCTTCCGCCCGTTCCTCTTTTGTTGGTTCTTTCGGAGGGTTTGCAAAATAATTAATTAAATAATCAAACACAAATAAAAAACGTCTTACACTTCCTGTCAATAAGTCATCTTTATAAGCATTCATTATTCTTACATCTTGCATTTTTATAAAACTACTCATAAAAATTACTGATGTGGTTATTTTGGTTATTTCTTTTCGACTTAATCCTTTTATTTTTCTTGCTGCACTAAAAACACCATCCCATAAATCATATAAACAATCTAAAAATAATTGATTGTTCGATAGCTTATTATATGCTGCTTGTGTATAATAACTTGAAAACTCTGTGTTTTTAAAGCAAATAAAACCTTTTTGCAATTGGTCTATTAGCTCGGCGGTGTTATATAAACCGGCGGGCGAACCGTCATTGATATATCTTGTTAGTTGTTCTTGTTTTTCTGCTTCTCGCTCTATTCTTTTTTTGTTTTTCTTTTTGTCTTTGTCTGATAAATTTTCAAGTTCTTCCTCTATATATTTTTGCCTTATTTTTTTGTTTATTATATCTATTTCTTCATTGATAAAATCAAAAATATAATCAACCATATTGATTAAATTGTTTTTGTTGCCGCCGCTTGGTATAAAACTAACACCAAAATGGCTAAATGGTACTGGTCCAAATTTATTAAAATCACTATCAAAACTTAAATTTTTTAATCCTGCTAAACAAATAACTTTTGCAAGCAATACATTTTTTATTGTATTTATTTCTAAGTGATTATCACACT